CATTGATTTGTTTAATGCCTATGCAAATGATCGTGTTGAAGTTACGTATACTGCGGGCTTGGATGGGGCTAACATCAAAGCTTTTAAGATACTTTTACTTCGTGCAGCGACTCGGGAGATGCAAAATATGCATGACGATGTTGTGGGCCTTAAAGATTTAACAACACGAAACGTGGCTCCTGTTGAGACTGGTTTTTCGGATCGTGAGTTAATGAGTATCAAAAGGTATCGTAGAGTAAGGGTTTCCTGAGATGCGTGTACAAGTCCGAATTGTAGACGTTGACACTTCTAGGGCAGATAGACGCTTTGGCAAGATTCTGCGTAGATCAAGAAATTTTAAACCCGTATTCCGCTGGATGTTTCAAGAGTTGCAAGAAGCTCATCGTGATAATTTTAAAACGAAGGGTGCCACGTCTGGCTTTCCGTGGAAGCCGTTAGAGCCACAGTATGCTTCTTGGAAGATTGCAAACTATGGGGCAGAGGGCATATTGGTCCGTACTGGTGCCTTAGAGAATAGCCTGACTATGAATAGTGGGCGGGGGGCCGTGCGGGATATGGGTGCTAGAACAGCAGAGTTCGGTACCAAGATACCTTATGCACAGTTCCACCAGAGTGGCACTAGTAACATGGCTCAGCGAAAGCCACTATTTTTGCCTAAACTATTGGCAGACCGTGCAGCACACGCTGTTGGCGAGTATCTGGTCCACGGCTCAGTGGGTATGAAGACTCCGGGAGGATTGATGTAAAATGATGTCAGGACCTAGATTTGCTAAAAACTATGTTTCAAATTATTTAGGTAACGACTTACCGTCTCGGTTGATTACGTATCGAAACAACTGGACATTAAGTTCAAAGCAGTTACCCGACCCCCGCCGCTATCTTAGCTATGAGCCGTTTTCTTTGGATGCTTGGCCCACGATTATCTCGCTGGTGATTAATACTCGTTCAATTACAAGAGAAGGCTACGAGTTTGACCATGACCCAAACTTTCGTGTTGTGTATGAGATGCGTACATATATTTGGGTGCGTGATCAGGGAGCCGAAACTGTCACAGAACAGCGTGACAATCTAACTACGGTTGTTCGGGAAGCTTTGATGGATGGACCGTCCTTGTCGGAGTATGATGCTGCTGTTCCATGTTCTCCGAAGATTGACGAAGGCACGATTAGAGAAGAGTTTTCTGATTTAACTTTAATTAAGGGAGAGCGGTTGCTGGCCGGTGCATATATTGCGTATGACCTTGCTTTGGAAGAAGTTATTGATCACACCTCTCTTGGAGTGTTCACTAGCTCCGATGTCGCAGTGACCCCTTTGCCGATTACTGCGGTTGCTCCCACGAATCTGTTAGGCATTTCTGGCGATACTCAGATCACACTATCATGGAAAGAATCTACGTGGAACGGTGGTGTGCATGAAATTTCTGGGTATTCTGTGCAGCAGTCCATTGATTCAGGGTTGACGTGGACTACTGTAACTACAGATACCGGCAGCACAGATGGTCATTATGTGGTTACGGGTCTACAGAATGGTATACCTTATTTGTTTAGGGTTGCTGCAAACAATACATCTGGGGTTGGTGCATATTCGGCTCCAAGCACGGCTGTAAGCCCTGCGTCTTAATTTGTTTATCAGGTATATAGTTCCTTCGACTTCTAGACACTTGGTGGTAATATAATAGTTGACAGAGCAGACGCTTTGCGTTTCGCCCTCAGGGCAAGCAATACTGGTATTGTATATTCAAGGAAAATGGAGGCTTAAAATGCCGGGAGTTAACGTTACTACTGCGGTACGGTCTGGTCCTGTAGGTGCTGGAGATATCGTTGCAGGTCAGGTATTCATGGTGGGCGAGGCTGAACGTGGCCCCACTGATGAGCCTACCCTTCTTCGCTCATTTAGCGATTACACGACCTACTACGGAAATTACAAATCAAGCAATCTTTATGCTCACGTCAAGACTTACTTTGACGAGGGCGGCACCCGTTGTCATGTGCAGCGTGTTGTTGGTGCTGGTGCGGGAGCAGGGTCTGTTGCACTGACCTCAAACTCTGGCGCTTCTGCCGGAATGACATTGACTGCTAGCACTGTTGGTGCGTGGGCAGCAAACCTTTCGGTGGCCGTTCTCGCCGCTGATTCGGCAGGCTACCGCCTTCAGTTCGTTCTAGATGGTTCGACGCTGTTGACGACACGTGACTTGGTGAACGTTTCTGACGGCATCAACTTTGTTAATGCTTCGGCAGTCAATCACCTAGTGGTTGCATCAACTACTTTGACCGACGCAGAGGCCGACAGTAGCAGTAACAACCCAGACATTGCTTCTGCTGCTGCTCTCAGCGGTAGCGCTTCGGATGGCTCAGCAGTTTCAAACTCCGAGGTCATTGCGGCTCTAGCTACCGACGATACTGGCAAGTTGTCACCTAACCTAAATACTGGTGCGGTGTGTGCTCCGGGTCGTACCGGCTCTGCTGTTTGGGATGCTCTTGCGGCTCACGCTGGTGCATTTAACCGAATTGCGCTTTGTGGGTTTGGTGCAGCGGACGCTGCTAGTACCGCTAAGACGGATGCTGCGGGCTATTACGCCGACGCTAATGCTAGTAGCATGGCGTTTTACTGGCCGCATGTGAAGGTTGCGGCACCTGCGATTACTGAGCTTGCTACGGGCGAGTCCACAATTCAGGGCGCAACTATCACTGTCTCTCCTGAGGCTTACGCTGCGGCTGCTCGCAGTCGTGCAGTTCAGCAGGCGGGCGGTCCTTGGCGAGTGGGTGCTGGAGCAATTTCAGCCGGTCGCAATCTTAAGGGTCTTGCTTCTGATGTCACTCCGGCAACGGGTGATGCCTTGGATGCTGCACGGGTGAACGCAATCCGCAAGGTTGGCGATTCAATCCGGGTTTACGGCGCACGTTCGGTTTCTAGCGATGAGTCAAACTGGCGCTATATTTCAATGCGTGACACGATGAACTATATCGTTTTTGGTGTTGAAGATCGCATGGAACGCCATGTGTTCAGCGTGGTTGATGGCCGAGGTAACACTTTCGGTGTGATTCGTGCTTCGATCAAAGCATTCCTTGACCCGATTCGGGTAGCTGGCGGGCTGTATGAGGCGTTTGATGACACAGGCGCTCCGGTTGATCCGGGTTACAGCGTGCGTGTTGATAGCACTATCAACCCTGCCACACAGTTGGCTACAGGTTTAGTCAAGGCGCAGGTTGGCGTCCGGGTTTCCGGTGTGGCTGATCTTATCGACATTACAATCACTAAGAGCAACTTGAGTGCTCCGCTAATCTAAGGAGAGATTTAGACATGGCAAAAGCAACACAACGACAGATTGTAGCATCAATTAGTCCAACACCCGTTACGGGTCATGTCAATGGCCCTGAGTTTGGCGTCACGTCATACTTTGCTACGGTTAGCGGTGGAGAAATTAGTGCGTCTGTTGAAAAAGTTTATGATGGCGGTGCGTCGTTTCCTGAGGTGCTGTGTGCTCCTTCGGAGATTGGTGACATCACTGTCAGCCGGTTCTATGACCCGGATACAGACGGTGCAAACGATCATGCCAAGTTGTCTAGGTTACGGCAACTAGTAGGATCATGCTACTATGACATTGCAATCTTCACGCTTAACTGTGATCTCAAGGACCCCGGTTCAGAGCGTGTCTACCCACGGGCACTACTTGTCGGTCTCACAGAGCCTGACGGTGATGCTTCATCGGGCGCTCCGGCTTCCTATTCACTGACTTTCGCTGTGAGCGAGATTCAGAAGGAAGTTCCTTCAGACGCCTGATTGAACATATTTGAATTTTAGAACGGGCGCTACTTCGGTAGCGCCTTTTCTTTTTTACCATTGTACTTGACAGCATTGGCAGAAAACAACTAATATACACGTTATGAGTGACAATAACGAAATCATTGAAGTTGCAGGTTCGGATACATCTACGCCGACTCCTGCTAAGAGCAAGTCCAAGCGAGTTACAGTCCTGGATCAGTTGAAGGAAGAAATTAGCCGTGAGGTTACCCGTCCTGAGATTGAGATGCCTGTGCCGGAGCGTAAGGGCGTAACAGTTAGGTTTTCCCCTAATATCACTAATGACCAGTTGAAGGCGTGGCGTCGAAACTCAACGAACCGTAAGACTGACGAGTTGGACTCGATCAAGTTTTCGTGTTACGTTGTGGGTCAGACGGTTTCAGGCATTTACTTTAACGAAGAGTTAGTTTTAGATGACGAGGGTAACGCTATTACTTTTGCATCGCAGGCGATTATGGACATGACTGATACAGCCCGTCCGCTTCCTGATGCGATTCGTGCGTTCTATGCTATTGACCCGCACCTTGAGAATACTGCTCTAAAGATTCTTGACTATGCCGGTTATGGTGATGATCTTGAGACTGAAGACCCTACGAAGGGCTAATTGACGAATTAGCCGATGATGTCAGGATTAGGTCAGCGGCACGATTAGCCGAAGCATTTCACACTGATCCGCTTGAGATTCTAAAAGCTGATTATGATGAGTGGCTTATTCGTATGGCTTGTGCGAAAGCGCTTGCGACTGATCACAAGGAACGTGAACGTATTCGTCGTGGTACCACTGGGGGCTACGGCTAAAACTGAATAATAGTGTAGGTGTTTACTTGATGCCGGGAATTTCTGTAGAATATGTCTATAGGGATTCCCGGTTTCTTGTTGTTAGGAGTACCACGTGGCTGTTGAAGAAAAGGTAGTACTTAAGGTTGAGGTGGATGCCGATATCAGTAATGATATCGCTGCTATTCGTACTCGCCTTAAAGCCATTGAGAACCACATGGGTGCCTTTAATAAGAAGGCCAAAGACATGGATCGGGGTATGGATCGTGTTAATAAGCGCTTTGACAAGATGCGTAGTGTTGTTACCAAGTTGACTGGGGTTTTCGTAAAGTTTGCTTCTACTTTGGCTAAGTTTTCCTTTATTGCTTTAGCCGGTCAAATCGGACTTTTTACGGCGGGCCTTCTGGCAGCTAAAGCGGCGCTTATTACCGGCAGGGCAGCGGTGTCAGCGTACCAAGCGTCGTTGAGAGGTTTATCGGTGGCGGCTGCTGGTGTTGCTACTGCTATTGCTGTTGCGGCGGCTG